GCGTTGCGTCGCGGTGCCGTTGTAGTAGATTCCCCTTCATTAAATTTATGAGGAAACTCCTCTCTCATTCTTGAATCTAGTTCATCATAGTAGTCATCGCTCTTCGGGTCAAACCCTTCTTCTTCTACCATTTTCTTATGTAGACCAAAAGCTGCGAACGTCATTGTGTAATCGTCCCCAAACCAAGCGTTATTTTCCGCCCAAGCTTCCGCTTTAGGGTCGGGCTCCTGCGAAGGGGCTGGTTGAGCCATTTGCGGAGGAGGGGGTTGAGCCACATTAGGGGCTTCTGGTTGAGCCGCGACAGAAGCCTGCTGTCTTTCCCGCTGAGCTTTCGCTTGTTGATGACGATCTGCTGCAACCGCCAATTGAGATATTTTTGTCTGAGCCGCGACAGAAGCATCTGTATCACCCAGTTCCATAGCTTTTTTAAGCTCTTCTTGGGCTTGATGCTGTTCCGCCATAACTCGATTACCATATTCATCAATATAGTTTTTATCGAGGTTGTTCATACGGCTTTTCAGGTTCTCACTTTCCTGCTGAACGGCTTGAGCATAGCGAAAGGCTTCTTCTTTTTCCCTTTCCGCTTCTTTAGCTCGTTTAGTGAGCTGATTAATTCGTTTTTGAACCTTTTTGCTTTGCTGAGAAACCTCGTCCTCTTCTACTGCAGTTTCTACTACAGTTTCCGAGGATGCGTCCTGTTCTTCAGGAGCTTCCTCCGGGACTACAACTTCTTGCGGTTCTTCATCAAAATCTAAATTTACTTGACCGTCATCGGCCTCATGCGCGGTTTTTGCCATAGATCTCGTCCTTAGTTGTGGAAAATATCGTTTGGATCTTTAATAACAGCTAACACTTCATCATCGTTTAAAATCCGAACCTCACTGCCAAAAGAAGCTTTAGTCTCTTCATTTAAACGAAAACGAGAACCGGCATAACGAGCAAAGATGATCCATTCTTTTTCAGCACACCAAGGTTCTCCCGGAAACTTCTCCTTATCTTTATAAGAAAGAGGTCCCAGTCTTAAAACGTAGCCTACATTAGTTTGTATTGCCGAATCATCCACAGCTTTATCGGGAAGATAAATTCCACCAGTCGTTTTATTTGGTGGCCTAAAAGGTAAAATTAGAAGACGCCAACCGGTAGGTTGGGGAAGTCTATCTATTGCAGATGAATCAATAAGGGAAGGGTCTAACACGCGGTCTTCTGGGGCAACATAGCAGTCGTCCAAAATACCGGATTTTTCTTCTGAAGCTTCAGCCATCTATTAATTCCTGATTTTCTAGCATTCTTGAGATTTCTCCCAGAACATATTCTAAGGCGCGTAGCTCACCCATGCACTCTCGGTATTGTTCCATATTTTTAACAGAGCCTCCGATTAAAACGTCATTTATTTGAGATTGTCTCTCACGAACGACCTTTTGCGTGTACTGAACTACATCGATTTCACTCATACGGGCAGATCTTACATCATCGAATAAAATCTTACCACATCTTATATCTAATTAAGCGTATTCCCCCGTTCGTATCATTTCAGTGACTTCTGCCGCACGATTTCCTACTTGTTCGCTCCACCTGCTGTCCATGAACTCATCAGCAGCTCGATCAAAGTCTTCAGAAGACATGGCATCTAGGGCTTTTTTAAATCCTCGCAATCTGGTCTGACCAAGATTAAAGGATATATCTATCATAGCCTCCTGACGCGCAGCATTAAGCGCACCAAACCAGTAATATTCGTCGTTTAGTTCTTCTCTTACACGCTTAATATCGTTGTCCAACAGGAAATCGACTTCATCATCGGAAAGACCTAACCCAGAATCAGCGATATTTCTGCCCACGCCAATTGTTTCGTAGCCTTCGCTACACATATAAACGAAGTTTCGTACACCTTCGTGCCTTCTTAACATTTCTCTTAATTGTTCACTCATCAGCTTTAGCTTCCTCTTTGTCCAATTCTCGATAGTATTTTAAGATATTCAGGGATTGCCTCAAATATCTTTTTACTTCGGCCATGTTGGTAGAAAGGTTCTCATATCCCTTGGTAGTTAGGGCGTACCAGACATTAGTCGGAGCATTCCCGTCGTTTAAGTCATCTAAATATTCTTGCATCAGCTCTGGGTTCAACACCGTCCATTCAACCGGAACTACACTAATATTACTAGGTAAAGGGGGATGATACATGGGGGCTTTTTTAACAACGGTCACGACTTCCACAGGCTTAACTTCAGGAATATCCCGCTTCGACCCAAGCATTGAACAACCGCTAACCAGCAGAAGTAGTAATAACAGGCTTAGTTTCATTAAATTGATCCGGGTCAGTAATGTTTTCAAGCTCACTCAATACTTCCTTAGTACCTTTGTTGATAATTTTCTCGATTAACTTTGGCTTCCTCAAAGACAGCACATTGAGATCGTGCTTTGCGAACTTTTTTCTGATGTTCTCAACCTCGATCTGAGCCTGAGTATTTTCATCATTAAGTCTTTCTATCTGGGCAACCATAAGTTCTTGATTCTCAATGGTCTGTTGAAGGTTCTCATTCTGCTGCTGGATAGTGCTCTCAAGCGTTTTTTGATTCTGAATTGAGCGTTCTAATTGTAAATGAAATGATTTAATCTCGGCCTCAGTTTTGTCGTAATACATCTTAAAAGCCCCCGCCAAGATCAATAAAGCCAGCCCCAACCCTGCGCTTAACTTAAACCCCATATCTACACCAAAAAGTTAATGTTATTCGGAACTTTCCCCGACTGAAATTGTACTTTACCATTCTTTGCAATGTATAGCGTAGTGTCTAACTGCTCTACCGCTTGCCTTCTTTCTTCCCGTTGCGTGGACTCCATCAGCTTTTGGTAGCGTATTTCAGCCGCCTGTCTCCAAGAGATTTGATTGACGGGGTTTGTCGCTCCTATGTCCATAGTTCCTCCTATGGTTTAAATGCAAAAATAATCAACGTAATCACAATAGCCGCGATCATTAACCCAATAATCCCTACGGTGCTATATAAGAACAAGTCCTGCAGAAACTGTTTCCTAGCCTTCTTTTTTGCAATGATCGCTTTAATATTTGCCGCGTGTCGGTCTCTGGATTCCTTCAAAGCATTTTGATAATTCTGCCAGAACTTTTCACCCTCGACAGACATATGGCAGAGCAATCTCAATTCCTCGTTGTACCTGTCAATACTTTGTTTCGCGAAAGCAAGTTTCATCGCCTCTTGCGGCGAAAGCGGTTGGCTAATACTTTCACGCTTCTCGATTTCCAGCTTGTTCATCCCGTCTTGGATTCCAGTCATCCTGTCCAAAACAGAGTTGACGTTCCCGCCAGTCTCTTTGACTTGAGAGATGAGACCGTTCAAGGCCGATAACGCCGCCGTAACCGCTGCGACAGTTTCAAAGATCATGGTAAAACCTTACGGTTTACGCGACATATACGCTGTCGCGCCAAAATACAAGCCGATGATGCTGGCTTGGCTAAGGAAAAGCATATCTGACAATGACGAAAGAGTAGCTAGCCTTGACTCGGAAACGAAAGGCATTAACGGCAATATGGCAAATCCCACCATAGAGGCCATTGCAACCCAAGCTATACGTCTTTGTGAATCTTGTTTCTCTTCGCGCAGGTCTAACTCAATCATGCGTTCTGCACGGGCCATTTCTTCATCGGTAACAATCCCATCATTATCAATGTCGTACTTAGCCCAGACTGAATCGTGTTGTAACTTCTTGCTCATGCCGCCTCCTTATCTTGTTGTTTATAAAACGCAACATATTCGCTCCATTCAACAAAGCGTTTTTCTTCGGCAAGGTAGAAACGACATTTATAAATACTCATATTTAATCCCAAAATTTTTGATTAGCTCCGGTCATAACCGGCTGGCAATAGGCTGTGATTTTTTGTTGCTTGATGCCGCCTTGGCAGCGAGCGTCTCGGCAGTTATGTTCGATCCAGTAAGCAAACTGCTGACAACGGTGGATATCACGAAAAAGCATAGATTCAGCCCCATCGACAACATTACCATCGATGATCGTAATCAACATGAACGCCAAAATCCTCACGCATTACCGTGATTTTTTACGTCTGCTTTTCCCTGCTTTATTTAAAGCTATGGCGATAGCTTGGTTTTTAGGACGGCCTTCGTTTCGCAAAGTTTTAATATTTTTGCTAACGGCCTTTGGACTAGAACCTCGCTTTAACGGCATGGTTAGCAGCTCATGTAGCGGCCACCCCGTTCTGCTTCGCCCATTCCTCGTTTTTTACCACGAAAAATCTTGGGTTGGCTAACATTGGGGGTTTTCTGTTCTTTTGGATTGGGATAAGGAATACTGCCTTGTCCTTTTATAACCGCTTTGGCTACAGGCTTTGGTGGCTCCTTTATCGGGGCTCCGTGTATCTTAACTGCGCTCATTGTTTACCTCGTTGTCGTAAAATTTCTCTTTCCCGCGCCGCATCAATCTTGGCATCCGTCATACGTTCCTGACTGGACAACCGCTGTTGAAACTCAGAAGCTTTATTCTGCATACGCTGTTGATCCATAGCAAGCTCTGCTTGATCGTTTTGAAGATCGCCTTGAACCTGTGATTGCTTGATTTGAAGCTCTTGTTGCTTCAAGGCAATTAATGGATCAGGTTGCTGCTGTTCGCCCTGTTGTGCGCCAGCTACCTGCATTCCCAGATCCCGCAGTTGTTGCGTTCCTTGGGCTTCCATCTGGGCAACGATTGCTTGGAACTGTAGATCCTGTGACAGATCCTGTTGAGCAGCGTTGGGGTTTTGCTGCGCATACATCTGCTCAGCCTGCTCCTCCGCCTGCAATCGAACGTGTTCTGTCAAATGTTTGGTCAGTTTCACTTGAATCTGCGGGTTTTGCGCGGCTACGCCACCTGTCATAAACAACAAATGAGTCATCATGTGCGCCTGATGCTCCTGTCCTTTGAAAGCTCGAAGAGCACCGTTTTCCAAAACGTCCATATTTTCCATCGAAGGATCTTTTGGCACGATTTCATCCGGCGTTTCAGAGACAAGGATTTTATCAATATCCCGTACCCCCATCGCATCGTACACGCGACGGTACACTTCTGGCATGTTATGCAGCTCCGGGGCCTGCATCGCAAGCTGTAACTCCGTTTGAGCCAGTGTAATGCGTTGACTTTGGGAGAAAATGTTAGGGTTTGATACCGGTAAAACGTCTACACGGTCATCAAAATCCTGCGCTTTAACCTGCTGATCGGCCCCGGCAACGGAATAGGGGTATACAGGTGGCAGACTTTCCGCCATTACCCGCGCTAAAATCTTGAATTCCATCCTCATGGCGTAGTGCATACGCTTATGAACAGCACTCATTACGCGAGTTCCCTGCTCCAGCATCGCTAAAGTAGTACCCACAGCCGCCTGTTGGTCGCCATCGCCTACTTTTATGTCCGTTATCGTGGCAAAACGCCTGCCAGCGTCCACAACAAAGCCCAAAAGCTGAAATAACGTCTGATCAGGCCCTTTAAACGGTAACGGCAGTAAACTGTCCCGAATTGCACCCCCGGGGGCGTCTACATCCCGGAATTCACCCGGTTGTAACGGATCATCGTCGTCCCGAATACGCAGACCACGGGCTTTAAAGCCCGCTGGGAGGTTAGAAAGGGTCCCAGCATCAATTAGCTGTCGTAAAGCCGCCGTTGCTGTCCTAGAAAGGCCACCAATGGTGTGAATTAAGCCCATTCCGTAGAAACCAAAGCCGGGAAGGAACTTATAGTGGACAAAATACTGGGTTTTCGCCTTTAACGGGTCATCTTCCCCGTAATTACGCCGAATAGCCAACACCTGACCATTATCTTCGCTAATAGTGACGATATAAGGGACTTTAATGCCCGTTTCTTCGTCCTCTTCGTCCTTGTCTTCGTACCCCGGAAGGTCTAAATCGACGTGGCATTCCAGCAAAGTACAGTCATATTCGACATTTGAAGGCCGCATTCCACTTAAATAGTCCTCTTCGCTGGTCAAACTGTCTGGTTCAGACTGCGAAGGATGTACCGGAATGTCCCGATAAAAGCCTGCTACCTGCTGTTTTCGTAAGTCATTAAGCGACATACGCACAACATTGGTAATATTTGGGCAAGTTTCCAGATCATTAGCCTCATATGGCACAATCAGGTTCTCAGCGGGTACAAATTTGCTGACTGGACGCCCTAATGCGTCATCAAAATAGACTTTTTTGAAGGTAGAACCCGCCAACGGTAAATAAAACAGCATTTGGTCGAATTCAGGGGTGTATTCTTCCATCACATTTGAAATGTAATAGTTCATAAAGTCCCGGACCCGAGACGCTTGCTCTTCTTTGTCGTGCGTCTGGCTGCCCATAACCGTGGTTCTGACCGGTCCTGACGAAGGTAATAGCTCATTAAAGGCTTGTGCTTGGAATTGAACGGCTGCTTCAGCCAAAAGAGGGTGCGTTACCCCCGTTGCACCACGAAAAGGCTGTGTTCTTTCCTGATAAGTAAAGCCCAAAAGCTCCAAACCCTTGGAATAGGCTTCTTCCCAGTCGTGTCTGGACGCCTTATTAGACTGGTACTGGTCCAGTAGATCGTTAGCAACGCTGCCTAATTCACGATCATCCATGAATTCAGCCAAATTTGCGTAAAAATCGTCCTCCCTTTCCCGATTAACCATCGGATCAAAGTCTAAAGTAACGCCACCATCGTCTTCGGTAATGATCTCAATGCCTTCCGGCAATTCTTCGGATTCCAGATTATTTACAATTGACTCAACCTCAACAGCTTCCAGTTGATCCTCGTTCAACCCAATAGGGGCTCGGTCTATCAAAGAAACCGGGGGTCTGTCACCATTTGCCATTAGCCTGTCCTCATATTAAAGGAACCACGGGATACGCGCTCGGTCATCGTACCTCCGGGGTATTCATATACTCTTTCTGTTTCATTTATTCTACCGGGACCCATCATATCTTCAAACAAACCTGCAATGCCCTCGGTTTCCCCTACATTACGCACAACCGGTCCGCCATGCGCCATGCCGCCTCCGGGGCTTGTGCCACCGCCGCCTGCATTAGGGTTGTCATACGGGCCATATAATACTTCACCCGTTTCTTTGCTCATCAAATAATACTTGCCGTCTTCACCAACGGTTTCAAAGAAAGGAAGCGAAGGCTCTACCATCGCTTGTATTTCATTTTGAATGTTTTCACCGGGTCCCATTGTATCCATTAAATAATCCGCGTACATGGGATCGCCGGGTTGCGGAACTTCAAAAAACGGATTAAGTCCGCCCCAGCTTCCGCCAGCGGCTGGTAGTCGGCCTGTTCCTGCTACAATGCTTTGCGTTCCTCGCCAACCACCCCGGTCCCCGACAAAGCTACCACCACTGGGGCCTGATGCTCCTGATCCGTCTATTCCATATTGAACCCCTTGTCCCCCACTACCTACGTGATAACTAGCCGGAGAAAAGCCAGAGCCACGTTCTTGAATAGAGCCGAATCTAGCTATGCCCCAGCGATTTGCGCCGCCGCTTGCCATTTCGTGAGCTTCTCTTGCTTTTCCACCCTGCTGCGCTCTTTCATAAGATTTGACATACCTATCAATATACGCTTGGGGATGCCCTTGCAAAGCTAACAAAGTACGCATAGCAGCTACATCGCCCTGCAAAGCTTTTTGACCCAGTTCATAAACGTCTTTCTCGCTATAGCCATTTTCAAGCATATTAATTTTCATTTGAGCTATTCGTTTTTCTTCGTTACGAGCAGCTACTACAGAGGGGATCGTGGACGTTCCTTCTGGGTCTACGAAGTTAAGCAATTGAACGTGAGCGTCTAAAGGGGTTTCTGCTGTAGCATTGCCTTGAGCATCAAAATTCATACTGTCATACAAAGCTTCGTATTCTTTCGATCTTCCTCGGTCTGCGACAGCGCGGTCATACTCCGGTAGGTTGGTATAAAAGTCATAAAACTGACGACGTTTTGCTGCCGATAAATTAGTGCCCTGTATTTCACCAAGAAATCTTTTGTTAGTAAAAACAGGGTTACCTTCTTCATCAAAGGTTACGTCCGTTAGTGTAACAGGCGTTGTGGTTGTAAACATGGGCTGGTCTCCAACAAGCTGCTGGTCTCCACTCTGTAGATACGTGAACGGATTAAGCATGTTCAGACCTGCGCCAAGTCCTGACCAAAGGTTTTCTAACCAAGTTTTTTGCCCGGCTTCTGTTTTATCAGAAATTTCTGTGCTAGGTTTAGCTTTATCTCGTAACGTACCGTAGACCTCACCTTCCCGTTCTTCGCCCTCGTTTATGTATTCTTTAAATAGCTTATTGGGACGCTCTTCATAAATTTTATCCAGCACCCGGTTAATTAACGTGCCCATTCCATTTCTTCTTATGGGCTTGCCATTCTGGTCTAGCACTAATTTCCTGTTTTCGGTAACGTGCGAAGCTAAAAAGAATTCCGGTCTTTTCGACCAAATCCGATCCGCTACATTCATAGCAAGTCCTTCTAAACCACGTAAAGGGTTTGTAAGAAAATCTATTGTGCCTTCACCAACGGTTTTCCAATTAATTGGATTACCTGTTCGTGAGTCCGCAAGAAAATCTTGAGGAGTAGGACCCGAAGCAAAGTCAGGGTCTTGGCCGGTAGTTGGGTCTGTCGAAATAAGTGCAGGGTTTACATACGTCTCAGTTTCTACTTCTTCCGTATCGTCATCGACATCAAAACCTATGTTTGAGAAGTCCACACTTGGAAGATCTGCGCCTGACCCTAAGTCCGGCTTGATCACGTCCATCATCTGACCCGCTGCAAGGCGTTCCGCTGAATACTCCTGACCCGGGATCAGTGACTCTTTAATCTCCATGCCCTGAGTCGTGGGATATCCAGTCTCATACGTGGTATCCAGATACTGGTTAACAGAAAGATCTGGAGAAACCCCGGTTATCGGTACAAAAGGCTGCTCATCCGGCGCGTCAGGCTGTTCCTGAACCGTGAACGTCGTCACATCTTCTTCTGTTGGCGAAGGCACTAGCACTACTGGGTTTTCATCTACTTGCTCCGTAAGGGAGGATAATTCCTCCGAGGCCAACGGGTCGGTGACTACTGAGGGCGCTGTGTCCGTGGTAGTTTCCGTGGTATCGGTTGTAGGATCTGTAGTGACTATTACAGGGTCCGTGGTAGTGGTAGTCGTATCCGTGGTGGTGTCCGTGGTATCAGTCGTCGTGGGCCACGGGGTAAGCGGCTCTGTGACTACCGGATCTGGATCTACAACTACCGGGTCTACAACTACCGGGTCTACAACTACCGGGTCTACAACTACCGGGTCTACAACTACTGGATCTGTTGTCGTCGTATCCGTGGTGGTATCCGTGGTGGTATCCGTCGTGTCGGTAGTCGTATCCGTGGTGGTATCTGTCGTGGTTTCAATTAAATCTTCTGCTGGAGTCGTAGTCTGGAATACAGAAGTAACCGTGGGATCTGAGCCTTTAACCGTGTCTTTTGGGTAACCCAGATCGTCTAGTTGAAGATCGCCGGAAGCTACCAGTTTTTGTTGCAATGGGCTAAGGCCCGCAGGCATTGTCGTGGCTGCGGGGGACGTGGCTGCTGCTAAAGTCTCAGCGGCTGACGCATCGTCCTCTGTGCCTGTTGTATAAACGCGACCCGTAAAGTCAGGAAGACCAAAAACATTACCGCCCACTTGAAAACTTTGGACTTCTCCGCCCTGTGCTTTTAACAGTTCGGCGGAATCTTTAAAATCAGGGTCAAATCCAGCGTTTATAGAACGTATGTCTTTAGGATCGAAAACAACAAATTCGTTTTCGCCATACATATTAACTTGTTTGCCAGAAAACCCTTTTTGACGAAGAATATCATCCGCTGCAAGTTTTATTTTTTCAGGACTAAATGTTTTAGTTATTTTGCTGACTTCTTTTTGAGCTTGGTCCATAGCCTCCATAAAATCGGTGGTGTTGGCTAACTTGCCTCGAACAACTACCGGAATAGCGCGGGCACCTTCTCCAAATTTCCTCACATCTTTTGCATCCAGCGCATACCGTTGTGCATAAAAGGGATCAGGAGATAAATAAACACCCGGACCATAAGTGCCGCTTTTAGAAGGTTTTATAGAAGTAAGCTCTCCCAGTTTTCCATCAGGACCTTTTTCAAGCTGAGTCGTATAATGATACAAAACCTGATCCGTGTTGAACCCCTGTTCTTTTGCCCTTTGTAAAAGTTTTTTATCATGTTCTGGAAAAGAAGCGGCTTGTCTTCCCGCATTTCTTTCAAAGTCAAAACTTTCTCTAAAAGGATCATACTTTACATTAGGGTCTTCTAGCATCGGCGGTTGCATTCTATGCCTTGGAAAAGTACTCGTTGGATATCGAGGCGTACCCTGCGAAAAATTTTCTTTTAAAAATTCTCGTACTTTTCCTAAAGCTTTTCTTCCACCGGGGATAAACCCTACCGCACCGATACCAATGCCTACAGGGTCTACATCTTTAACTGCCTGCATAACATCCGCTGCAGCGGCGACATCACCCACCCCCGGAATAACATCGGCTGTGTCCATCAGTGTTCCAGCTCGTCGAAAAGCTTCGCGATCATCACCTAAAGCCCCGGCAAGATTCCTTTCAGCTATGTCTCTCCAAGATTCTTCTTCTGGAATGATTTGTTGCAAAGGTCCCATGTCATATGGACCGGGTTGCGTGAACCGCTCATCAAGAGGTTGTTCCAATCCCGGGGGAAGAGTTGGCATGGGAACATCAACACCACCGCCCGTTTGATAGGACCTAGCGTGTTGGTAAGGGCTAGAACCGCCATAGTTCGCGCCATAGTTCGCGCCTGTGCTAAACCCAGAATAAGGCGTATTAAACCCACCTGAAAATCCTTGCCCACCACCTCTAATTTGTTGGTATAACTGAGCCATTGTGGGCAACATTTGAACAAACTGAACAAAGCCCTGTAGACCACCAAGTCCACCGTATTGAGAAGAACTAGGGGATAAAGCTGCCGTCACTTCCTTGGGGGCCAAAGAGGGCTCTTGTTCTTGAGCGGCTTCCACAGCTAAAGGCGGCGGGGGCGCTGGAGGCGGAGTTACCGGTGCTACGGAAGCTGGGGGTTCTATCGGAGCTACCGGTGCTATCGGAGCTGGTGCTATGTCAAATGGTTCTATCGGAGCCGGAGTTACGGGGGCCGCTTCTATCGGAGTTCCCACCGGATTTAAATCTGAATCAAATGCTTGGGTTATCCCAAGATCTTCATTTAACCCGCCCTGAAACAAACCTTGATCTGGACCCCCCCACCCTTCGGGCGGAGGCTTTTCACCAAAGTTGCTTTGCCAAAACTCTTTGGCTCCGGGGGTTTTTTCAAAATACTTTGCTAACTTATGCCTTCTGTTTAGCCCAACGGAACCTCCGCTCCACTGCTTTCCAGTAACAGGGTCTATGCCTCCCGGTATATCCTGCGAATCTATCATTCCCCCACCAAAGTCTACGGGCATGTCACCAAAGCCTGCTTCTTCAGACATTAATTTGAAAGATTCATATGTATCTTGGTAGACATCTTCGCCGTATTGTTGCCCCCCATATCGCCTTCCATACTTGTCCGGGGGTTTAGCGGGAGTATTGAAAGTGGACTGAAGACGCTGAGTGTCCTCCTGAAAAACGGAGCCACCCTCGTTATATCCGACAGGAGCCATTGTTCCACGTGGAACCGCTTGACGGGCCAAGGGTCCTGCTTGAGGAAAGCTATTCATACTGGTTACCATACCACCATTTGCAAACTTCTGTACTTGACCACCTTGATTAAATCCGCTTTCAGGGTCCATAGCGCGTGTATGAGAAAGCGTGTCAGGATCGTACAAAGTACGGGGGTTTCCTTTAGCTAGTCTTTGCTTTGTTTTATCCAGCACGACAATAACTTCTTGAGCCCGTTTATTACTAGGATCAAAAAACTTATCGCGCAGTTGTTTTTCGTTAGGTTTAGTAAAATGAAGAACCGCGCCCGCAGGATCAATGTCCGTGTAATTTTTAAGAACGGCACCGGCAATACCCTGCTTTCTTAGGTCTGTAATAAGTTGATCTGTAAATTCCCCAGTGCTTTGTTCGTAAGTAAGAATACTGGCTGGAATTTTATGCCGTTTCGCTTTCTTGCCTAAAACCTCTATTTCAACAGGGGAGTCAATAATTACGTTGGTCCCTTTAAGGGGATTTTCCATGTAGCTATTTCCATCCATATCTACCGTCACAAATTCGCGGGTATCTATTCTGGAAGGAATGATGGTCTGACCAAAAGTTTTTGCCGGAAGAGGCGCATCCCCGTGGAAAAACGCAGCATCCTCTACGGAAACAATGTCACCCTCTCGCGTAGAAGCAACACTGCCCTGTTCGTAAATGCGGTCTGTCGCGTTTCG